ACTACCATCTTGTAGGACACCCATAGTCTCGTTGAATACTTTAATGAACTCATAGTTCCATGATAGTTCAAAAGGAACAGTAAGCAACGCATTTCTTTTATAATCAATTGAAAGTGAGTATGGAAATTGCTTAATGGTGTATGCTCTTTTTGGATAGTCTTGTAGAAGTCTATTCAGTACCTGATCTCCGGTGCGTTTTTGTTCGAGGTAAGTTTGATATTGCGCACCGATTCGGCCACCGTCAACGTACCCAGAGCTTTTGCCAACAGATAGAATCTGATTGGTGAGCTTACTTTCAGATACAAGCACATCTACCGTGACACGATATCTACCGTTGTTATTGATGCTACCTACGATTTTGAAATCGTCTACAAAACCTGCACTATGTACAATCACTTGGTCAGTGATAGTCTTGTTATTCAGGTGTTCTCGTTCGCTTAGAATGATAGTACCAACTTTAATTTGCACAGCCTCAGTGAAAGCATTTTGCTTGGCTTGTTCAAACGAACTACCTTCACCGAAAGTGCGTATGTAATTAGAGTCGGCTACCGCATTGATAGCGATAGCCGCTATCAGCAATAACAACCAACGCATGATTAGTTACCGAAACGTTTACGAAGGCTTTCAGCTTGGCGATCACTACCCAAGTCCCAACGAATAGTGACAGCTACCTCTTGAGGGCCTACGATTTCTTGTTTGACAGTTTTAAAGCCACGCAAGATACCAGTAGCATTGACACGAATCGTTTCAGTCAATTGGTATGCAGTGTTGTTTGAATTTTCACGTACACTGTGATTAGAGTCTTTTTCTGCATCAGTGTCAGACATTGCTACCACTTCACCTTCAACAGTTTTTGACTTCAATCGGTCACTAGCACGTTCAACGTTCTTGGCGATTGTGTTGGTAACACGTGAGCTAGTAACTTCTTCATTGATAAAGTGACGAACCTGAGCACGGGCACGATCACCTGCACGAATCAACGCAGTACGACGGTTAGATTCAGTGTTGCCGTTAGTTGCGGCTGTGCCAATTGATTCAATAGAAACGATATCACATTCATTCTTATTGACAGTGTACCACTTGCAGTCAGTTTCAATCTTGATGCCTTCTGCTACGAATGTGGTTGACAGTTTCTGATTGCGAATTGGTTCGCTTGAATTAGTCAACGGATTTGAACTACAACCTACGAGGGCAACAGTTGCAAGTGCGATCAATGCGAGTTTCATGTTTACTCCAAAAAGTTTAGATGTTCATAGTATAGCACATGTTGATATTAATGTCAACCTTTTTGTGCTTTCAAATATTCTTCAATCTCAAGTTTTTCAGTTTCGGACAACAACTCTACATCATACTGCCCATTCTCGATATTATCTACTAGGTACTTGATGTATTCCTGATTGTGTAGATAAGAATCCGATTGTTCCTTGTTAACCTCGATCCATTTGGAACTGTCAAATTTGTATACACGATTTGGTAATGCATCAACACGAACAAACACATCACCCTTTGAAGCATAATCTGGGAACTTAGTGCCAAAGTTAGTGCTGATATTTCTTACTGAGTCAGCAGTCAATCTAAAGAGTTCAGGATGCAATCCTTGCAATGCATCTTTGTGCATCAACGCACCGTTGTAAGTGACATACCCACCTTCAACTTCATTGATTGGATCTTCTTTAGTAACGTTCTCGGTTATGATTGGAGCTTCTACTTTTGGTTCTGGTTTGTATACCATCGGAGTAGTATCTTTAAAGTGATCGAATCCTGCTAGTAAGTATGGGTGTTGTTCAAAGATAGACTTTTCTTCTTTGACTTCTACCACTGGTTCTTCTACTTGAGTTTCGTCATAGTCTAACGGGTGCTCACCTAAGTCCACGAACTTAACGGGCTCTTTGGGTAGTATAACTTCTGGAACTTCTTTTTCAATCTCGTCAATTAGTTTGTTACCTTCATCAATATCAGGGAACAACTCTGACTTAGTGATTACTTCACCTACAGGTTCTTCTTTGATTACTTCACGTAATTTTTCTAACGCTTCTTCGTTAATAGGCCCGTCATCAGGTTCATATGCAGGTTCTTCATCGTCCCAATCTTTACTCTGGTTGGCAGCTAATACAAGTGCAATAGCAAGCGGATCAAATACAGCAACAAGCAAGATAATAACCCAACGAACAGCGGCTTCTAGCATGTTCTCGTCAGCATTGTCACCGTAAATCAATGCGGCGATATATTTTATTGGTCCTACTTCTGCCTCGACTTTACGTACCTCTGCGGCCAGGGGCGCTCTCTCCTCAGATAACTGACTAATCGTTTTCTGTTCGGCTTGGATTTCTGCAATAATACGTGCTCGTTCTTTTTGTTGACTTTTACGGACTGCAACTGCTTTATCAGCACCCGTTTCTGATGTACTTCTGCCCATGATCTGGTCCACAGATTCATCCATCTGTTTAAGTACTTTACGGTTCGCATCAATGTTGTCCTTCGCTGTTTTAATTTTTTCGTCAAAAATAGATACTTTCGCTACTGCGTCACCTGACACTACACCTTGATCCATGTGTGCCTTTGACAAGAAGCCAAAGATACCCATACTTGTTAGCATTGCTAATGCAACTACTGCCGGAACAAGATATAGTTTAATAAGCCAACCAGCACGATGCCAGTATTTGCGTAGCCAAACTGTTGTAGTGATCTTCCCCACTTCGAGGATTGAACCCATGATAATAACTGGAATAACCGCACCGGCAAAGATAGCAGTTAGACCAATGATACTATAGTAGGCTGCTACTGAGCTAAGTGACAGTGCTACTAATAGAGTGAGATTAGAAAAGGATAGAAATTTTAAGCGCATTAGAATATTTATGTGTTTTTGTTCTCCGTAGAGTAATACTATTCTTTGAATAAATGACCAAATGTATTGATAAATTCAGTGGCTCCCATGACCAATTTTCTAGGGATGCCGGGACCTTGTGAGATAAGGTATGTAATTAAATGACCACCTCGGTCTTCATCGGTTCGCTTACACTGAATGACTTCGATTTTGTTACCGTCTTCGAATGTGTAGCTTTTGCCTACTAATTCTTCTGGTGTCATTCCTCATCCTCTGAAAACATTGCTTCAATTTCAGCAAGTCGTTTTTTGCTTTCGTTTTCTTTCAAGACACCTGCTTCGGTCAATTCGATAGAAGATTCGCAGTAGGGACAAACATGCTTGGCTTCGTCAAGTTCATTACCTTTGTCGTCTTCCCATTTCCATTCAGCATCATATGACTGTCCAGTCCACTTGCAGTTGGTACACTTGTGTGTAGGCTCCGGCGGGGTATCAGGTGTCACCCAACTAGATTCGTCACCTACTTCAAACGTGACTTCGTAACCACCTTTACGATCAGTCCACCAGTCATCATACTGGCGATCCCATTCAATCTCTACATCATTGTCGTAGGCATCTTGTAACAGTACTTCCAGATCAACTTCACCATCAGCAATTTGCTGTAGCATAGTTGCAATTTCATCTTCATCCATATCAGGATAAATTTCGCTGAGTTTATCAGCATCAAGTTCGTATGCGAATTGTGCATCTACTTGATGCCATTCATGTTTTACTAGTGTTACCATAATATCTTTCCTCTATAGCTTTCAATTTTTGCTCATATTCACGATTAATCGCTTGGTCACACTTATACCAAATGACAAAAAGAATTGTCATTGGTATAAAAAACAGAACGAAGGCTATGATGCCTGCGGTCCAATTCATTTGTCATCCCTGAATCGGACAAAGCGAGGGAATCGCAATGAATAAGTTCCGTCTTGATTCTGCGTGATTACATCACACATGACCTCAGCAGTGCGACCAATGACCAAATTGCGATTAGCCCAATAGTCATCTCGATCACCATCACTAAAACCACTACCAACGTTGACAGAAATCTCTTTTCCGTCATCCACACCTGCACAAACAAGTGCTCCCAAGCGTCCGATATTACGTCCAGTACCTTCTTCAACACCGACAACCTCCAAGTCTACAGTGATAGTTGGCTTCCACTTCATCCAATCAGTACTACGCTTGCATTGATATGGAGCTTCCATTTCTTTAATCATGATGCCTTCGAACCCTGCATTCACATTGTCCTTAGCATAACGCATCAACTGATCTTTACCTTCCGCTGTGTTAAGGTCAACCATGATGTGTGGGAGTAGTTCAACGTTAGGCATAGTGTCAACAACAGGACGCATAGCATCTAGCAATGCAATACGCTTTTTCAACTGAGCATTCCAATGACCTCGACGGAAGTCATCAAGAGGAACAATGTCAAAGACATTAAACACACTGTCGTCGGCTTGAACGTCACTCTTACGGCGTGCCTGACGCATGAGTTCTTGGAATGTGTTACCGATCACTTCACCGTCGAGTACGAAACCATTGATAAGACCACGACCTTGATCTGTGCCAGAACACGATTTAACAATATTGGCGTAGTTGTCACGAATCTGGTCTTCGATATGACCGAAGTTATCAAACTGTTTGCCATTGCGACTGTAGCAAATAGTAGTTACTTCACCGTCACTAGGGATAACCAGGAACAACGCACGAACACCATCCAACTTAGGCTCAAGTCGTTTAGTGCCCTTCATTTCAGGACGACCCTCACTGTTAGTTGCTAGTTGGCAACCAAAGATTGGGATTTCGTAGTCTGTCTTTTTACAGATTTTGTTGATAGTGGTTGACGAGATACCGGCGCGCATGTCTCGGCGCAGTACAGGAGCACAGAAAGTATTCCATTCTTCGCTGTCAAATTGTTCTGCTATGTCTTGAATGGCGTCACGTGCGGCGTGACCAGTCAGTTGGCGCTGAGAGAGTTGAACGAGTAGTTCATTGAATTCCTGCCAAGGGTTCCCAGCGCCAACTATACCTACAGTGTCAGGGATTTGCTTGACACCGAATGTTACGAAAGGGTTGTAACAGGCTTTGAGTAAGCCCAAAAAGATTTGTGAGTTTGTGCTACCAAGCACAGCAGCCTCGAGGGCTTGTTTGAGTACATCTTCCTTGTGAAGACGACCATCAGATTCATTAAGTTTGCGAATCCAAGATGCAGACATTGATTACTCCGTTCATTTAATAAGACAATTATACATCAGATTGTATTTTTTGTCAACTGTCTATACCGAATTAGGCATTCTTCGATAACCTCAGTTGGCACCTGATCGTACTCAGAAAGTGTACTACATTTGTATTCAATTACAACTGCGTCCGGATCATCATAACCGTTTTCATCTGAATCGGCTCCAAGCCAAAAGAGTACAACAATAATTGTTAGGATGGTGATGACGATGTTTTTTAGCATTGCGTATTTACTACAGTTTTTGTTCTTCTGATAAAATGCCAAATAAGTCTAACTTAGAAATTTCAGTCATAGCGGCATCGATTGTTTTGATGCCATCTTCTAATCGGTCTTTTGCATTCTTCAATGTATCTTTGTTCATGCTACGAATATAACGGCTGGTAGCAGCCATCTTAGAAAGATTACATTCAGCACCAACGACAGTCAGGTTTTGCATTACACACCCGTCATCGTACTTGCTACGAAAGCCATTCAACAGAGCGATCTCCTCGTCAGACACTTCGCAAATGAATGCAGTATTACTTACCTTTGCAATTACTTTCATATGTCACCAGCTTGAGTTGTAAAACACTTTGCGACCAAGGAAGCATTCTGCCTTAGCATCAATACAAAACTTGAGGTCTTGTTCTTTATAGTATTCATCACTTGGATCACCAAAGAAGAAACCAGTAGTACCTAACTTTGACATGTGACCATTCTTGATATCTTGTTCAAGCATATCAATATCATCCCAAGTCAATTCAAGTTCTACACCATTGAATTCCTCGTCACCGCCTTTAGCTTCCCACAATTTCTGCATCCAACCATGCAAATTAGGATGCTTGCGCCAGTATGCAAGTTCTTGTGGTTCTTGAACGCCACCTTCAGGAACGTTCCAACCACCTGTCACGGGATTAAACTCAAGATTTTCTTGTTCGTAAAATTCATCACGTTGACCTGGTTGACCAACGTATGCATACATATCGAGACCCATGATTTACCTCACTTACAGATTCGGTTGATTTCTTCGGCAGTCTTATTTGACTGTACATAAGCAATCTTACACTGACCTTTTTGATATTCACCGATACCGGCAGCAGCCATGCCACCACCAAAGATCACTGCCATTGCAATCATAGCCCATTTGACTTCCATCATTTTACTCCTAAAAGTTTCTTTTCTTCGGCTGTCAATTTAGACAGTGCTTTTTCTTTAGCTTCAACTTCTGCTAATTGTTTGCGTAAGTTGTCACTAGTCACTACTGTGACTTCAGTGGTAGTAGTTTTACCTGAGGCTCGCTGGTGTGTAATGACCTCGCTAGAAGAAGGACACTTTGCGATAAAGAAATTATAGCCTCGAGGATTGTCAACATACTTGACCAAACATCCGTCGGCTTCAACTTCATACTTGACGAAAGGTACAGACAGCGTATCTCTGGGGTTACAACCTGCTAACAGTGCAACAACTCCGATCAACAGAATATATTTCATTCTTCAACTCCGAAATGTTCTTTGACTTGTTGTTTGACTGACTCCAGACCCCAGAAGAATCCTTCGCTCACTAGGGCATTTTGATTGTCGTTGTATTGTGGCTGTTCATTAAAGGCAAATCCTGCTTTATTCACTCGGTCCATACATTCCTGCACAATCAACTCGGCGAATTTTTCTAAGTCAACACTTTTACCTTCATGAACTGATCCGTCGTGTGAGGTGTATGTTTCTACCAATGTTGCCTGGCGGCGTAGTTCTTTAATTCGTTCGTTCATTTTGCAGTCTCCACCGCAATAGCCTTTGTTTTCTCGATTCCATTGTCAAGCATTCGAGCGATGCCCGAGAAGCCAACCGTAGCGACTACGATACCAAAGATAGTACCAACAATAAAGTTTTTCATTTTTCAATCCTTACACACCAGGGTTTACGATAACCACCAACAACAGTGATAGACCTTTCATTAGCAGATTGCGTAATGATAGATGCTGCCAATTCACAACTTTCTTTAGTCTTAAACTCAGGACCAGTGTTCACGTTCATTCCATATGCGAACATAACCATGATCCAAACAGAAGTAGTAATCATAGAACCTTCACACGACCAAGTTGAGTAGAAACATCACGTTGACTTTTGACAACACCTTGAACAGTGAGCATAGTGCCAATATCATACTGAGTACGGTGTGCAAAGAAGACAACCTGATCTTCACCAGTGATACCGGTAATGTACCAAGTGTTAAACTTTTCACTCCACAGTTGTTTCAATACTTCGATGTTAAGAGTTACCTTATCACCGATGCTACCCACAAAGCCACCACGTGCAAAATTGATACGGCGATCAACATCATCACGTTTTGCAGACTTTTCATAACTAGCGGGAAGACTAACTACAACAGCAAGTTGGTATGTACTAGTGATAATATCATTGCCAGCAATGTCCATTGCATTCTTAGCAAAGTCACTCAGTTGTTTACCTTCAATAACCTTGAAAGTGAAACCTTTGAAATATTGACGAACACGCTCACCTTGTTGGCGATCATCAAGTGCAATTTGTGTAGGATCCTTCAACAGTTCCTCAGCAATTTGCCGATTAGTCTTTTGAGTAGTACCCGGGGCGATTGCCTTGACATACTGACCATTGAGTCGCTGTGCCGCACATGCTGCCGCGAAAACGTCATCGGTGTTAAGTTCGAGTTTGCGAACACGGGGAGTTGATGCAACCGGCTTTCGATATGCATACGGGTTGCGAACGAAGGGTTCATCATAGTCATCAGCGTGACCCATACGGCGAACATCTTCGTAAGTCATACCACTAACGTCAACAAATCCAGGCATGATTATTCCTTAAGCAACAAAGTCAAACAAAAATCCATACGAACCGTCAGGGCTAATCTGAATTTTTGTATCCAATTCTTTAGACAGTTTTTTTGCAATTCGGTTAGCTTCCGATGCAGTGCAAACCACACACAACGTACCGCAGAAAAATGAAGCCAAGTTATCAGACTTGAGAACTTTAGCGACTTTATCCAGAACAACTGTTTCGAAACCCATTTTTGACTCCTTGTCTTAACTGTCTATGTATGTATTATATACCCAAACTGATTTATTGTCAAGAGGGATCGACCAACGACAGGGTAATGTGGTCAGCATCCATAACCTTTTGGAAACGCTGTGCCAACAGTAGAGCATGACGGGAATCGTCGGCAGTGATATCAACAGTCATGGACGCAGTTTCATCCGTACCCATGAAGTTGTCCAAATTTGTAAAAAAAAGTGTCAGTTTGTATTTTGTCATTACATGCTCCAGAAAGATTCTGACGCAGGGTTGCAACACCAAGGAGTGTCACGGTCGATTTGCACATCTTGACCAGTCATCAGATTCTTGACTGTAATCATAGTAGGAAAGTATTCAAAACGATAATCGGGGTTCATTGTTTGACCAACTTGCACAACAGCCTTCATTGTCTGCTCATCCATGTTTTTGAGAACTTGAGTATTAACCAGTTTCTCACCGGACTTAGCACGTTTGTCAGCCTTGTATGCGTACAGTGTGTAATCTTGCTTAGTCATTTCAGTTCCTTTTCTCGATTCAATACATGTATTATATGCCCAAAACGATTTATTGTCAAGCCACAAAAAAGCCCCAATTAAGGGGCTTTGTTAGAACTAAAAGTATTACTTTTTAGTAGCTTGGTTGACGAAGCCGTACATCTTTTCGGCAGCTTCTAAAATCTTATCTAGTCCTGGAAACTCGGGCATTGCTACAGTAGTTGTTACTTGTCCAGTACGTTCATCTCTCAATGCAGTGATTTCCCAACCATGCATCTTAACTTGATAGTCTTGCATGACGATGTCCTTAGCCATTGCTAGAACGTCTGCACGAATCTCATATCCGTTTTTGTTGAATTTAACTTCTGGTAGTTTTGGTGTTTCGAATTGCGACATGATGTGTCTCCTGTGTTTATGTGTGTTGATTATAACAGAATTGTTATGTTTGTTAATTATTTCGGCAAGATCGGAGTAGCCCACAATTTCGTTAAACGATTGCGTAATTTTCCGAATTCATCGAATATTTCTTTTTGCTCTTTAAAGAGTTGTGCGTTAGCTTCAAAGACTGTTGGATTAGGAACCTCGATTGAGGCTGTGCGTTCACCGTCACCTCTACTTCTAGTTCTCAATTCATTCTTATTAGCCAAGTGTTGAATGACACGGTTATCTTCTATGCAATGCATATAGACCTCAGTGATATGGTGAAACTTAGCCCATGCTAACATTTCAGTAATCAATTGATTGCCAATGCCTTGACGTTGAAAATCTTTCTGTACGGATACAGCAAGTTCCCATGAGCCATCCTCGTTCTTTGCCATATGACCCCAACCCACACGTTCACCGTCATCACGTGCATACCACAGTTCGTGGTCTTGTGGATGATAGCACATACGCAAAACTAGTTGATCGATAGAGTGGTCACTTGCAGGATAACCGAAACGACTGACTTTATCATCAGGTGTCAGTGCCTTCAAGTGACGACTATAATCACTAATCTTGTATATGTTAGTGTGATGGACTTGCATCATTTTAGTTTGCTTGCTTTGTATTCCTTGATTGATTGGATAGCTTCAAGGATGCTTAGGAAGAACTCTTTCATAGATAACCTTCTTTGGTTTTTCTATCGTATTCATTAGTTAGACGTTCTACGTCAGCGATATCACGTGGATTCTGACTGACAATGTATTCTTCTAACTGTGAACCGTATGTTGGTTGTTTCTCAGAGATAAGTGCGAATAAGGGACCAATGATCCCTACTACTGCTAATGCACCTATTGTCAATAGGACACTAATCATATTACTTAGCCTTCTTAGCTGGCTGTGCGCAGTATGCAGTTGGAAAGTATGCTTGGATCTTCTTTGTCAATTCAACGAACGGCGTACGATCTGTTACGATTGATTGTGTTTCGCTGAATGCTTTTGCTCCTGCATCGATTGCAGACTTTGTGTATTCAGCTTGAGCATCAACGAAACCGTTAAGTACTTTAGCGAATTGTTCGTGTTGAATGAATGTAGAAACGAATTGTTTCTTTGCGTTCTGGATGGCGTCAACGCCTTGATATGCGTAAGTTTTAAACATGTTTTTCTCCTGTGTGTGTTTAAGTGTTGAGTTTTTAAGTAGAACTCTAACTACTTTTATTTATGCCTTAGTATAGCACGTTTCACGATATTTTTGTAGAGCTTGGACTCTAATCTCTTCTAACCTCTTTGTGATACGTTCTGGCAATTCAGTATCATCATCCCAAAGATTTTTTAGTTTGACTAGTTTCGGTCTATCGAAACCACGATGAAGGTCTAACTCTTCACCGTAGTCATCATCGCTATCGTCTATATTACTTTGCTGGTTTGGCTTCTGGCTTAGCAACTGGTGTTGCAGCCTTTTCGTCCTTGGCAGGGCTTTTGGTGGCGTCTTTCTTAGCCTTTGCTTCTGCGTCCTTTTCAGACTTCTTCTTAGCTAACTTGATTTCGGTAGCTGGAGCAGATGCTGCCGGTGCAGGTGTAGCTGCTACAACTGGAGCAACAGTAGTCTTTGCTGGTTCTGCGGCGAATGCAGTAGCGAAGCCAAAAGATGCGATAAGAGCGATTGCGATATTTTTCATTTTGTTTTCCTTTGAAGTAATGAAAGTGTAGATTATTGTGTCTACTATATAATAACGCCTCAGGATGTGAATCCGTTGACATTACTTTATTTGAATTGAATCAAGATATTCGTTTACGTTCCCGTACAGACTTACCATCATAGCGATCTTGCTATCATAGAATCTAATATAGGGTTTGCTTTTCTTGCCGTCTTTGTGTACACCCATAAAGTATGGGCATTTAATTTTCTTATTGAGTTCCATCACCCAAGCATGGTACTGAGTGTCAGGCTTACTTGCGAGGTCATATTGATAGAACTCAATTTCAGCCATTCTGAATGCTAGGTCACCATAGTCAGTTAATCGTAGACCTTCTTGTCTACCTGACTGCCACCATTTGAATAACAGTTTGTCTACGGGAGTGGCTTTCTCTTCGGCAAAAGTATCGGGCAGTTCAGCCATAACTGCCTCAGTGATTATCTCTTTGAGAGATTTTCTCTTATTCATCTGGGTAGACGCATCTACCTGAATTCATAAACACGACAGTAAATTTATCTGTCTTAAATTGTGCGTTGAGTTTACGACACAGGTTTCGAGCGTGTCCTGGATTACTAAAGCTGGTCTTCTTGTATTTGGGTGTAGCTTCGTTGTCTAAGTAGTGTTGGCTTTTTAGGTTGATAGGCTGTCCGTCATAGAAAACTGCCCAAATTCCTGAGGCTTCTACGATTTGGTCACATTTGTATGTGAGTTTATCAACTAGCTCAAGTAAGATTTTAGGTTGGGTGCGGCTCATTAGAATTTGCCCCCAACAATTTGAATCTCTATAGGTTCTTCTGATTTAGCTTGTTTGCCGTTCTCAACTTGATCGGCTAATAACTTAGCCAACTCGTCACGCAAACCACGTGCCTCAGTGATGGGAATAATCACATCTTTGCCTTGTCTACCTTCGACACTGGCAATTTTATCAATGAACCTCTTTATATTAATCATCGACTATTTATCACAGCTTTTGCTTCGGCTTCAGTTTTAAACGGACCTTGATAGTCATATCGCTGGATAAAGATATATTTAGGACAGAATTCTACGGTCGCCTCAGTTCCTTGGTTCATTACATACCACCCTGCGGCATAGTAACATTTGCTTTTCAATGTCTTTGTGTACAAGTGAATCTTGCGTTTGATATCCAAGATTGAATTGAAGACTTTACTGGTCGTAGGATACTCGTTGAACGGTGCTTCGTGCTTTGGTTTCTCTTTGGTAAGTGGTTGAAACTCGATATGAGTTTGCTTTTTGATAGCAGTGGTATTTTTAAAATGAGCAACGCCACCGTTGAGCTTCACTTCGAATCCAGACCCATCAGCGATAACGTTACCGACTTTTTCGTTTCCGTCCGTTACTATCCAGAACTGATTCTTTACTACGGGTTTTGCTATTAGTGTTTTTGTCATTTGTTTCCTCTTCGTCAAAAGATTTGAGTCTTTTAACATCTTTGTGCTTAACGATTATAACGTTATGCCTCTGTCCTTGATACAATATCGGTAAATCTAACGTTACTGTAAGTCGAGGACCTTCTAGTTCACTAACTACACTATCAGTGCCTATAGTGCCGATGAATGGGATTTTATTCCATTTACCGAACACTCGGGCACCGAATTCATATTTAGCTTGGTATCTGTTCTGGGCAAAATAATCTGCTAAGTTCATAGCCAACTGTGGCATGACCACTTGTTAAGATATCGCATACTTGCACCTTTAAATGCACCAAAGTGTTTCTTGTGAAAGTTGTTGTACGCTTTCTGCCACTTCTTGGTTACCGGTTCAGGTGCATGACAAGCAAGATAGTGAAGTTTGCCAAACTGATTAAAGATAGTCTTGTGATTGAGTTTGAATCCTACAGGATACCACTCAATACGACTTTGCCAATTGTAATTGTCAGTACGACCATACACACGGCGCATCTTCATAATAGTTCTAGTGTCCACACTAGAACTTGGGCGAAACTTGTTTGGATGCTTTTTCATCGTCTGTTCAAAGCGTAGTTGAGATACGCAAGACCAAAGTTAATCACTGCACTGCTATAGTTCCCTCGGGACAATGCATCAAGCCCAGTGAAACAACACATACCAATAATGAACCAAGTAATCTCGGTTGCGTTATTCAAATACCATTCACGAAATTTATTCATACAATCATCCTTGCGATAAAGAGATAAGTGATATAGTGTGCCAATTGATCCAACCCCAGATGATTCCAGAATTGGGGAGTACGGATATCACGATTTCCGTAATTCATTTTAATCCAATCGACATGATAGTGTACAACAAAGTCAACCATACCTAGAATCATTGCATAAAACAGAAAGGGTGTTCCAGTAACGATCCAAACACAGATCATGGTTGCAAGACCTTGCTTTGCAGAGTGCATGATACCATGAAAGTCTCCATATATACCTTTGCTTGCGACTTCGACATTGCTTTGGTTAACAAAGTCAATATACCAATGCTTAACAAAAAGCAGACCCAACAGTAAAATGATTGCGTTAATTTGTTCCATTTTTCTTTCCCTTACGATATCCAACTTTGTAGCCTACGTAGAAAGCAAATGCAACTACGCAAGCAAGTCCTGTAAGCATCAAAACATTAAGGACTAGCATTTTGTTTAATCCCAGCTTGACGAACTAGAGCTAGAGCTAGAGCTAGAGCTAGAACTGTCACTCCAGCTTGAGGAGCTGTCAGAGCTAGAACTTGACCAAGAGGAGCTACTCTTGCGTGAACTGTCATCATCCCAAGAACTAGAAGATGAGCTAGTACTAGGAGTGTCATCCCAACTAGAACTACGTGAGCTAGAGCTTGTACTTGGAGTGTCGTCCCATGACGAACTGCGACTTGGTGCTTCACGTTCAATCACACGTTCACGCACAACTTCACGGGTTGGCTCACTGTGAGAATGATTATGAGAACCACCCAGCATGTTACCAATCAGTACACCTGTGAGCATATCAGTGCCACTATTGTTTGTGTGTACCACAGTTTGTGTTGGTTGAGCATTGTAGCTAGAGTTACGTGATGCCGATTCACGGATTCGTGCTGACCGTGCTTCTGCCTCTGCCGCTTCTGCACGGGCAACAGCTTCACGAATCGCCACCG